GCGAGGCGGTAAGAAGTGAGAACACGCCGATGCTTGAGAGGGCAGATGTCCGTTACAACATATGAGGAAGGCTCGTTCGGATCTCGAAGACTCATCATTGACGATGGTAACTTCAACGATGGTTGGAGAGTTGTCAAATTCATCGTTGCAGGGAATGGGGCTTCGGGTGCGGAGATCAACGGGCGGTTGTGCACTGAAGACTTGGCTAACATTGACGCAGGAGGTTCTACCGCGTTCTCATGGAACTGGGGCGATTCGAGAGAGATCGCGTGGGCATCTACCCGTGCGACTTCAGAAGCAACGTGGGGAGGTTGGGAAGGTGCTATCGATCCCGACCATGTTGTAATCAAGGATTTGTTCATCGATGTCAATACAAGCATATCAGTTCCAATCAATTACCTCGTTATTCTAGAACGCGTTCAATTAACGGATAACCAAGCGGTACTTACACTCATACGGGAGAGATCACAAGATGACACAAGACAAGACAATCAATGAAGAATCAAAAGAAACTCGAACAACGCGATTCGCTCAATGGTTAATGGATCGAGAATCAAAGCGTCAAGATAAGGAATCGAATCTCGAAGGGATGATGAGGTTCAACATCTTTCTTTCAACTGCTACTTTGGTGGCGGTGGCTGGATCAACTATCACAAACTATCTTTTGATGGCATACAGTTGGTTCTGAAATTTACCGTTTTTCGGGATTGAAAATTTGATCCCTGGAGCTGCTTTACTCGAGAAAATCGACAAGTCCTCAGTACATCGTTTAGATTTTCGAAGATTCACAAAAAGTTTCCATTTGGTCCAAAAAATCAACTTTCGAGTGTGTCGAGATTCGGGGCTAATTGGTCCATTATCGTCGAATCATGGAAATTAGCGTCTGAATCAAACTGTACTCGGGGTCGAACTGATCGTAACGCGATTGGAGAGATGCTAACAACTGCAAAGTGGGAACATCTCCGAGGGAGAATTCATCTCCGCCGTTCAGATGTTTTCGAACTGCTTTGCAGACTTCGAGTGATTGATTCCTCTTCTTTCCCAATTCGAGTACAAGATCCAAATCCATTGAGTATGTTCGATTGACTTTCATCCTTGACACCTCATACATTGTGATACGATCTTCATATTTATCGGGCAATTCATTTCAATCGATGGATGTCTTGAGATATTTGTCAAGACAACCATTCCGTTTTTGCACCGATAGACCTCAAAACATGTGTTACAAACTACGCACATGTATTGCGGAGGTAGCGCTTACTTATGTAAGTAGGCCAAGATTCTACGGAATCGACGGTGATTCATGGGGCAGTACCCCATTCACACCAGCAAGCCGACGGCGATGTTCAAGACTAGGGTAACACATACTACAATAAACCGTACCCTATTCCTAAAGGGTATGGCGAAAGAATCCTTCTTCATCCGAAAAACACTGAATTGCGATAACGACAATGCGTACCAAGAAACAGCGATCGATATGGGCGCTTATGTTGATGCACTAGGAAAGAGCATCGTTCGAATCCACAACATTGCCGTCACTTTCAGTGACTCTAGTGGTCGTTCTAGCAACGTCAATAGCGAGGCTGCTGCTCAGTTTCAACTACTAACTCAATCTCAATCTAACATTGTGTTGCCGTCTGATCGTTCCATCATCAGCACAGGGAAACTCCTTGTTGATGGCGCTGGTGGCGTTGCTACCCATGTTTCACAAGATTACGACATTCTGCCCCAGCATTGGACCAACGGCTATCTTGTCGCCGTTGATACTCTCTATCTCGGCGGTGCTGCTTCCACTGGCTTTGCTGGTAACGTGTACTGCTCAGTAGTCATGGAATGCACCGTCGAAACAATGGGACAGTCCGCAGCAATGGCCCTCGCTCTATCTCAGCAATGAGGTGGACTAGGTGAAAATTCACGGCAAATACTGCGGTCCTAATTGGACACATGGGCGATCAGTTCCAGCGTCTGATTATGACAAGTACCCCGAAGTAACTCCAATCGACACATTGGACCGTGCTTGTCAAGCACATGACAAAGATTGTTCACATGGCGGTTGCTCTAGTAAAGGAGATCTCGAGTTGATGGATGTGGCCCTATGGGTTGCGATCTCAAGTCCTGATATTCGGACAAGGGCAATCGCCACCTCGATCGCTGCAGCAATGGCTGCCACATCAACCACAAGGAGTCGATGAAATGGACCAAGAACTACTCAAGCAACTTCTGATAATGCAAAACCCGCAACTAGCGCCACTGCTCGAACTCATGTCCGATTCGAAACCAACTGCTGCAGCACCAAAGAAACGGAAGGTTTCAGCATATTCACGGCGCTACGGTGCAGCATACAAGCGATTGCGTAAGCGACACACACTCAAGAACGGCAAGTATCGCAAGGGGTACAACCACAAGCGACTTGTCAAGCGAGGCGGTAAGAAGTGAGA